CTCAACCCGCCGTTTAGTTTCTGTTTAGCTTCTGTTTAGTTTCTGTTTAGTTTCTGGTTAACTCAACCCGCCGTTTAGTTTCTGTTTAGTTTCTGTTTAGTTTCTGTTTAGTTTCTGGTTACACGATCCGTTCGTGCAGTGACGTTCCAGCAGGAACTTGATTCCACACAATTAATTTTGACCCACGCGGTCGAATATCCCAATGCACTCCCCATCGATAACTTCCAAATCCACCAACACGATCATCGGCTAGCGCAAACTCCTTCGCTTGTTCTCGAAATTCCCCGATGAACATTACCGCTGGCGGGTAGCAGTCAAGCGCCCGCCCCTGGAGATGCTGGCTGTTCGCACTTCCTCCACATTTGCGATTCCATTCGAGGGTCCGATAGGCCGAGCCGATCACAATCGGATCGCCTCCGAGGTCTTCACGGAAATCTTCAAAAACCTCGGCTAAGAATCGGGCCCGGTCTTCCCATTCGGGTGGGTAAGGGGTTCCGTCACGGCACCCGAGTTCCTTCCATGAAAGATGCGGACTAGGTTGTTTCATTGCGTTTAGATGCGATTATGTTTTGAAGAGCAACCACGGCCTGCATCACTTCTCTCGTGGCTTTGTTGACGTCTGAATCGTTCAGTAAATCCCGATCTGCCCCGGCTTCAACGGTCTGCAAAATTGCGTGAACCATTCCCACGGCAGCATTCTCTTTTTCTACTCCGCGCTGCCCGCCCTTCAGGAATTGCTCGACTGCGCTAACGCAACTCACGATGTATGGTAATAACTTTAGTCCAATCGCTAAAAATCCCATCATTCACTCCTTCACTATTATGCGGCAGGTCGTTTTCTTTGGTACTCGCTCCAGCCGCCAAGAGCGAGAAACGTTAAAAGATCATGGCCTACTTCGTCTTGCAAAGTGAAACCATAATCAGTCGAGGTGAGATACGTTGCGCCGAAAACAAATGCTCCGATCACTCCTAATCGCACCACCATTCCAAGCAGCCCCCACATGGGGTGTCCCGGCTGCGCCAAGGTTTGGAAGGCGCTACCTTTGAGTGATTCTGTGGAGGTAGTCTTTTGAGCCTTCTTCATAGAAAGTCCATTCCTGCCCTTCCGAGAGTTCAATCGTCTGCGTTCTTTCTCCGGTTCGCGCATCAAATATTTCCACACCCATCGCTCGCTTCGCCGTAACTGTATAGGATTCTTTCAACCCTGTCAGAACGACATACGAATGGCCATCGTGGTTCGCCGCAAACGCTCTCACCACGCCATTTTCATGCGTGTCCGGCCAGATTTGATCGTCTGTCTCATACGGATGGCAGGCCCAGTGGTGGTTGCACCGTTCAGCATTTTGAATGCCCGCAGGGATTAAATCTTTCGTCGCCTTGAGCGCTGTCAAAATCTCTGGTGTGACGACTGTCCAATAATCTTCCAAGCCCCGAACCCCTGCGCTGCTATGGATCACGTACCCGGCCCCTCCCGCAATAAAAGTGTTCGCAAGGCCGATAGCAAGCCTCGCCGGGTCGTTCTCCGTCTCGCCGCTGCTGCCTGGGCCGATGGGTTCGTTATTGGTGAAGGGAAGCGGGTGATCGTAAAACTGCGCTTCCCACGGCTGACGGTGCGGACGGTAAACCGTTTCAATTGTATCGGTGCGCCGGTCAAAATGCGGAGTCACTAAATCCGCCCCGACCAATCGCCCGTCAAACAATCTGTTGATCGACTCCTCCGCATTGCCTCCGTCAGGACTTGAGGGAGCAACCGGGATCTCGCTAATCTCATCCCAGAGCAGCGTCAGTTCTCGCAGATTGTCATCCGCAACGCCATTTAAATTGCTCTCGTTGGCAATCTCGACAAACTGCACCGCGTCCCGTTTGGCCTCAAGCCAGACGGCCATCTGCTGCACCCACTCGCGGCGGTCTTGGTGCGAAGGCATCATCACTTGCGCGTCTGCGAAGAGGACAACTTGCACCCGCAGCCCGCGTTCCGTCGCGGCATCGAGTAGCGTGGTGAGGGTGGTTTCGTAATCCGAGTCAAACGGATCGATCACGCGGCCTTCCCAATAAGGCAACGATCCGACCATCGAAAGCACTCTCACGTAATCGACGAACGGAGAAAGATAATCAAGGGTGGAGATGAGTTTCGCTGGATCATTCTTCGCCGCCCACAGACCCCACATGAGCGAAGCCCCGAGTGCGTTATAGGTGCCCTCGTCGTCAGCAAACGCATTCCCGTCAAGTCTTACACTTCCAGAAGTGGACAAGGCGGGTGGTTCTGGTTCCGGTTCTGGTTCTGGTTCCGGTTCTGGTTCTGGTTCCGGTTCCGGTTCCGGTTCAACGACAATCGGATCTGGAAGCGTGGGTGGAGGCACGAATGGCGAGCCGCACGAATTGAGACACAAACATAGCAATAAAACTACTCGGATCAATGCACTCTCCCATTCGATTTTCGCAACTCAGTCACTTCCACTCGTAACTCCTTGGTCGCCTCAAGAACTGTCGATGCGGTGTTTGTATTGGCGACGATTGCCGCTGTATTGTCACGAACGATTTGGATCATCAACTCTTCGTGCCCCTGATACCGCTCAGCAGTTTCTTTCCATTCCGTTTTATGTCTAAGGGCATCCCGGCGAGCGTAGAAAAAGATCACTAACGCAAGGATAGTAGGGAGGCTCGCACTGCCGTCTTTTAACAAATCGAGGATGGCGGTATCCATAGTTAGGGCCCTTCTGGTGCCATGTCTACGTAATCGAGTGCATCAATAGCTTCTTCAATGACATGCGGCCTCCACTGGACGGCCCACCCGTACTTTGTGAGAAGTTTGATTTGCGGCTGTTCGAGCGCAACGGAACCACCACCAGTTTGCAGATCGCGGTGGTCTACATCTCCCTCTACCGAACCGTTAGTGGAGATTGTTTTAAAAGCTTTTCGAACCTGACTTTCAAGACGCATCACATCAGGAGTTCGATCCTCTGGTCTTTGCGCCATTGTTCCAAGTCTGAACCCATCCCAGATGAGTTGAAACCTCCGATTGCCCTCGTCCGTATCTTCAAATGTCAATTTTCGCGTCACTCATTCCTCCTCGATCTCTTCCCACGGGATACCGCTCTCCGTCGTGGGATGAACTTGCTGAGACAATTGGATCGCTACGTTCTCTTCGAGCCGTTCAACCTCTCCCTCTCCCATGCGGTCATGGAGCCATCCGAGGGCTTGGGCCTCTGTCACCTCGCCCCACGCTGTAAACGCTCCTCCGGTAAACGGTCGCAAATCGGTTGACCCATTTTCCCGTGCGTAGTAGGTCTGCTCCCCCTCAGTCTGCTCATCGGTAACTTCCCAATGGACTCGGAAGATCACGTAGTCTTCACCCTCAAAAGGACCAGCGGAGTTGGGCCCAACAATAAAATCATCACACCGTGAAATATTCCATGCAACGGCCATCACATCCCCCCCGCAGACAAGTCAAACGCAGCGCCATGTTGAAGTAGAATTTTCCCTCGTTCTTGTGCGTCTTGCAAAGTGCGAGTAGGAGCCCACGGTTGCCCCTCGAAAATTAAGGGCAAGCTATGCTCGAAGACCGCCGTGGTATGCCTTTCCATGCGGCCCTTTCGTTGCCACTCGGCCATCCGCTCCGCGTTAGCGCGGATGAATCCCGCTGCGCCGTCATACGTATGGGCACCGCGAGTGACGCGATTTTCTGTGCGGTTCTGCCCGCCAGTTGGGGTTTTGAATCCAGTCTGAAGTCCGCTGATCACGTCTCCAGATACGTCACGGAAATCATCAACGGGGATGCCCTCAAGAGCCCTCTCGTGTTCTGCAAGTGGCAACATCGGGGCACCCTTCCGCATCGCTTTGAAAATCTCATTCCGCTCTTGCATGTGATTTCCGTCATAGATATCACCAAGTTCCCGAAAGGGAACCGCGATCTGACACAGATCTGAAACCATCTCGCACGTAGCCTCAAGGTATTCTAAAAGTTTTCGGTGCGAGCGGCCCAATTTCTGGATGAAGAATTCTTGCGAGAGGAGCCACGCAATTGGAGCCTGGTCATTAGCGATAACTTGTTGAAAAACCGCTCGCACCTTATCTGGATTCTTGAGCCCGTCAAATGGTTTTTCGTTCAGCGCCTTCCGCGTGCCAGTATTGCAGCAAATGATGACATGCGTTTGGTCGCGCACCTCTGGATGATCGAGATATTTCTGAATCCGGTCAGGTGACCATTTCATCATCCGATGCGAAGCCAGCCAATCTTCATCACCGGGATAGAGCCATGCCGATCTCGCTTGTCTCCAATCGTGGCGCAACCCATTCGGAAGCGGAATATCGGCTGGAGGCTCTGGTTCTGGAATCGGCTCACTCACCACCGGCTCAACGGGGAGAGCCGGTGGCTCATACACCACCCACGGCGTTCCGGTAATCTTTTTGACAAGGATCACGATCCACTGATAGAACTTTTTGAAATTCATTCGCTTTCGAGAGCCTCAACCCTTTGGAGAAGTTCTTGCAAACCGGCGAGAGCAACAGAAGCGAGATCTTTTGGAGCTACGCCTGGATCATGCGTTTCAGGATCTTGACCGAGCCCAAATTCAGACCACATTTGTTGAGCACTCGGCCCGCTGTGATACTCAGATGGCGTCTTCCCCTCGGGGAGATGCGCCGAGCAGTAACACCCTGTTTCTAACCGAGCGATGCGTTCGAGAACGGTGCCTTTTGATCTGCGTTCGGTAATTGGCCCCGTGTAATGTTTCGCGTGTTCGTCCGAGGCATCCGTCCACACACCAGAGATTGAGAGGTAGCCAATTGTATTCGTTCCACTCGATGAATTATTTTGCACCGAAAACTTAATGCTGGAGTCCTGAGATCCTTCACTCACGTCTTCCTGTTGAAAATCGATTCTCCCTACATTCCGATCCGTGTTTCCGTCATCTCTGCCATACGCATGTAGCCTCGCCGGTTGGTCATTATCGGATGGAGCAGAAGAGTCAAGCCTCAAGTTCAGAGTTGCACCGTTAGAATCCGTCCGCTGGCTTTCGAGCGTACACAAATGGTTACTTGTTGACCGTCCAAGATATACTCCGTCTGCTGCGACGAGCGTTCCGGCTGGATTAACGGTTAACGTTTTCCCCATGACGACATCGCCGTCGTTATCAATCGAAACTCGTGACGTACTTGTTGCGCCGGACCCTGTGCGTAAAGCGATTAACCCTGGCTGAAGTTCTACTGCTGCGGTGTCGTAACTGGTGTTAAAACGTGCGGGAGATCCTCCGTTTAGATATTCATTCGCGCCCATCCAGATTTGAATACTGCTCGAACTATCCCAGGTATCAATCGATCCATCAACTGTTCCTTCACTATTTTCAAATCGAATTGTTGGGGTCGATGAGTTCGTGGCGTCTATACACAAATCGCCGCCACTTGGGTTCACACGGATACCCACATCTCCGTCAAATCGACTTGCGCCATCTGCAATCCAGGCAGAATAATTTGAGGTCGCCTCCGTTGCTGCGCCACTCACGTATAGCGAGGCGCTTGCCGTGACCGTTCCACCGGACCCGACTGTAATGGTCGGTTCTCCTATCGCCACTTGAACGCATCGAGAAATTGTCTCGCTTGCGCTGGTCGTTATAGAAGTATCAAAATAAGCACCTTCCGCTGCTGTGGTGTCACCCGTCGCGGCGACCATTGCGCCTGTCACCCTGAGCGCCGTTACTCGTGAGGATGCCCCCCCAGAGGTGAAGCTCCCTGCGAGCGTCAATCGACTGTAATCAACAACAGCTGAACCAATCGCATGTGGTCCCGCCCCGCTGACGATAAGATCACCGCTAATCGTTAAATCATTCGTCGTCTTGTTAAACACTAAACCGGAATCGCCGCCAAAGCTTCCGCCATCGTTAAACTGAACATACGTGTCTGATCCACCAGGAGCCGTCGTCGCATCTGCCCAGACTGGCGCAGACCCTGAACCTAAAGTTTTGAGAAAGTATCCCGAGGTTCCAGCTGCGAGCCTTCCTAGTTGAGTTGCGGATGTTGCGTATAGGACATCGTTTGCAGCTTGACTCGCAATCGCTATTCCACCCGACCGTAGAGCCGCGTCATTATCAGAGAGAAAAGTGTTCATGTCCGACGCCAGAACTTTGTATCCGGTGGTCCATGACTTAGGTGAGGTCCAACCCATTTTTTTCCTCCTACCAGCCTAGCACGGTGGTTTCACCCAACTCGGTTCTCCCCGCTGTTCCGAGAAGCCACATTGCGTAAGCCGGTCCTGGGGCAAGCCCCATCGAGCACGTCAACCACGGACCTTTCGAGACTTCGAGGTTCACTGACTGAATCAACATCTGGATTTGATCGGCACCCACAGTTGACTCGCTGATGTCTACGATATCCCCAGGCTCTCTCGCCAATGCTTGTTGGAGTAAGTCATCCGAATCATTTCCGTGAAAAGTAATCCCCTCAAGTTGCGCCGACGCAGCGTCGTTAAACCCATCCTCTACCGTCAGGGCATACCCCTGAGCGTTTTCAGGATTGCTTTGATACTTGAGGTCAATCGTAAGCATCTTATCGCCATACGGTTGACTACTCACCGCTTCAAACGATTGAGGGCTGCGCTGGTATATCCCCTTGCCCCGTAATTGCAGGAACGCATCCCCGTCCGCGTCCACCAGATACACGGTGCCAGTGCCAGTATTTTCGATCACGAGTTTGGCGGTGGACGCATACGCCGTGGTCGTAATAGTCAGATCAGCGGTTTTGTCTGCGCCCGTACCATCGCTGCTGGCATTTCCTAAATAATCAGTGGTTGCCGTTGCGTTCACCACTGCCGTGCCACCGATGAGCGTCTGCGTATCGGACGGGTCACGATATTCTAGATACACCGTGAGCGTATCCCCCGCCGCCACTGACAGCGGGGTGCCCGTGGTCGAAGAAATCACCGTCGTGGCAGCTGCGTCAATCGTGCGAGGGTTGATTGTTGTGCGAACGTTATTCACTAATTCCTCGACATCGGCATTTGTGTCTAAGCCCGACATCGTTTCGTCAAAATGAAATGCGGCGGTCCCCGTTCCTCGCGTGTCCCGACTCTGGAGGACAAGTGTTCCGTCACCCTTCATAAAAATTCCGCCGTAGGTGCTCACTGCAATATGTTTGCAAACGGTCAATGCCGCTGTTCCGGTGCCAAGTTCATTAAAAGCGTAGGGAAACGTATCCACTCCTGTCGCAAAATCTCGCCGTAGAGGTTGCGCGACGGCAGGCAACGAATCCAGCATCAGCGTGAGCAATTCCGACTCGGTTTTATTGATCGCTACGTCGATGGCTCGCACTTTGGTTTCGGCCAAATCTCGCATCCGGTCATACGAGGTGACACGCACAAAATGAGTTCGGTACGCCCCAGGATTGGGGTTTGCTGACCGGAGCTTGCCCCAGTGCTTAATATAGGCCAGCCTCGCTGTAATTGTGCCTGTGGCGGGCGTTGTGGGCGTCAGAGAGGCAACGTCGTACGTAAACGTGGTCGCTGCTGTTTTCGTGATCTGGAAGGTGCCGTTATAGCCTGACTGACTCGCCCCGGCTATCGTGATCCAATCATCGCTGCTATACCCATGACTTGCAGCAGTTGTGACGGTCGCCGTGCTACTGGATCGCGTGATTGAGGAGACGCTTTGCGAGGTATCCGTGGTCCGGTACATCACCACTCGAATACCTGCTCCAAATGCCCACCCGCTCAAAACATCTGCATGGTGAAATGAATACTTGAGCCCGTTCACCGTGAAAGCGCATTCCCCAGTTCCCGCAACCACGTCCATGGGTTTGTCGCCCGCTATGCCATATGAAATCGTGAGCCCTTCGGAAATCATTACGTCTGGTGTCAGGTCCGTCCAGACATCGGTATCCGTTTCGCACTCAACAAGAATTTCTAATGCCGCGCCCATATCAATTTATCAGCGTCAGGCTATCGGAGATTGCCAGCCCGAACGCACGAGGCTGATCACGCAATAATCGCTCAATACTTCCGAGTCGTTTTTCAAGAACCGCCATTCCCGCACCCTCGGCCTGTCCCTCTGCTAAGGTTTGCACTCGCTCTTTTCCATGTAGCATGGCTGGTGTTCCCGAGCCGAAGTCAACAAACTTTCCATGTGTGCCGTGGGAAAACTCGCCCCTCTGCGGCCAGTCAAGACTTTCCCAATTCATGTCTACGTTGCCCCAATCCCAATCCATATCTGGCATGTCGAATGACGGCATCTTTTCGACGTTAAACCCAACACCGATACTTACGTCGCTCGGAATGGCTTGAACGCTTGTAGTGAGGTCATCCGTAAGACCGAGAAGGTCTAAGAATTTGTTGATCATTACTCCAAGTTTATCCACAACCTTGTCAAACTTATCAGCCATCGGTTCAGCAAAATTCACCTGACTCATATCGGTGATTGCTTCTCCGTTCGCGCCGACCAAGGTTCCCATTTCAATCATCTGTGAAAGAACCGGGCGCATATTATCAGGAATCGCCACCCCCGCATTTTGCGCGTCCTTAACTAGTGCGTTGATCTCATCCCCCATGCCCGCAATCACGCCTCGCACATCCGCTCCGTTCTCAGTCAACATCGCAAAATCTGCTGAGATGTTCGCAGCAATTTCATTCAGCCGAGCCTCATCGAATTTTGGCCCAAGGGATGACAACTCGATGCCGTATTTATTCGCCGCTTCTTCCATCGCCCGAAAATCAACCTGGGAGCCATGCATCAATTCGTTGATCGCGGTGAGGTCATCGTTGGTGATGACGCCAAGGTCCACCAGCTTTGCGACAAATGGATCGAGTCCTTCGAGCTTCAGCGTTCGTAATTCGCCTCGCATGTTCCCGACGACAGTGGGGAGGTCTTTCCCAAGGGCTTGGTTCACTAAATCCTCACCAATCGCTTCTGTAATGGCGTCCATGTCCATCCCAAAGGATTGGGCCAAGGTAATCAATTCGAGAAATTGCGTTTGCCCCGCTTCACCAGCGTTGCCAAATTCTGTTGCTAGATTTCGAAGCACAGGTTCTAGTGCTTCAAGGCCCTGCTCCGCCGTGATTTTTCCTTGTTCGATGGCGCTGAACGTGTCGCGTGCCGCGATGGTCACGTTTGTGAATCCCAAAGCCATCACTCCGCCTGACTCTGTGATGGTCTGGCCAAGCGTCAAGATCAGCGCGGCGAAATCGTCCCCTACCTGTTCTGACATCTCCGCTGCGGCCTTGGCTGCGGTATCCGTCAACGCTATCCCCCACATTCTCGTCGCAGTTAGCCGAAGGTTATCCTCCGTAGACCGGCCAAACATTCCTGCAATCTTTTTCCCAATTTTCACCGCGCCCTTCATAGCGAGATCCACACCCATATTCATCACGCTCGCCATTCCACCCGAGATGATGTTTCCGAATCCCTCGACGATCCCGGTCCCCATTTTTGAAAGGAACCCTCCGAAACCCGCCCCCCCCGTCAATCCTTCAATTAACCCACCTAGAGACCCTTTTAGCTTGCCGAGTAACCCGATTTGTTTTTCGATCTGCGGTGGGCCTACAAAGTCATTCGCAGCAGATTGGGTGTTACGGAATAAGTTAGCGAGAGAATCAAGTTCATCCCCTAGTTTTGCACCATCGCTACGGAGCTTCAACGCGGCCTCGCCAACTTGGAGAAGCCCGTCTAAAGTATTGTTTTCTTCTTTTTTGAGTAGCGCCAACCCGCCTTCGAGGGCCTCGACTTGTTTGAGAAGATTCTTCCCACTAAATTCATCAGCCAAGGATCGTGCGGCTCGTTCCGTTTCCGAGAGCTTAACTTCAACGACGTCAATTTCTTCTGTTACTTCCTGAGCAGCTATTGAAAGAGCAAGTAACTCTCCTTCCAAAACTGCTCCGTCTTCTGCAAGTCTCAACGCCATCTCACCTGTAACTCTCATCGCACGTTCATTGGACTGTATCTCTGGTGACAAACCAGCCCATGCTGTTTTTAGTCTTTCTAAATCGGCTAAGAGATTTGCGCCAGACAACTCATTTTGCAAACTAACCACAGCTTTATCGAGTTCATCTGTAACCTCAACGTTGTCTCCCAACTCCCCGGTCGCGTCGTTCACGGCGAGCGCTTCAGCGCGAAATTGTTCCACCAATTTCCTTAACGACGGCGTGAGAGTTTCACCGTTTTCGAAGAGGGTCACCGCTCGATCTGCCAAGGCCCCCATCATCTCTTCACTCCCATCCATCAGGGGATTCAACTTTTTAAACATTGCGGTTAGTTCACCCATCGAAGGCGTTATATTTCCTGCAATCTCCTCAGATAAAGCTTCTGCTCGCTTCTGAAGCCTCGCCATGAACTTCTCTTGCGGGGACAACGCTTTTTCATTGAGTTTCTTTGCCGCGTCTGCGGTTTTCTTAAACCAGCCAGTTAAGTCTCCAAATGCTTTTCCAACTACACCGAGCCCTTCAGAAATCGCACTTAATACTTCATTCCCGTCTTTAAAGTCAGACCACCAATCAGAAACAACCTTTCCCGCTTTTGCAACCCACTCAACGACTTTTCGAATTGCAAAAACAAGTCCTTCCTTGAGCATCGTTGCAATGCTAATAACGATATCTCGCGTGGGCTTGAACGCCATGAGAACAGAGACGAGAGCTAAGGCAAGACCGAGTGGCCCCGTTAAAAATGCCACCACCTTTAGCAACGCAGAGCCTAGTCCTGCGGTTCCTCCAAGAGCCGAGAGGAGTGACCCTACTGTCATCGTGAAAGTGCCCGCCATCATTAGCACCGGGCCAATCGCGGCTAACAGAGCAGTTAACCCAAAAACCACTCCTTGCGTAGTGGGAGAAAGAGAAGCAAAGGCAGGGACCAAGGTATCGCTGATCCAATTAGAAAATGTTATCCCGATCTCTAACACCCTCTCAAAGGTTGGCGCTAACTGCTCACCCATTTCGATCATCGCCCCATTCGCAGCTGACTTAAATCGGGTGAACGCTCCAGCCAAACCTCGCATCTGAATCTCAGCAATTTCTTGCGCGATGTTTCCAACGCCTTCTAATTCGCCCGTAAGCTTGCGTAGCGATTCATGCCCCTGCGACACGAGGCCAGCCATCGCAGGACCAGCCCGCAACCCGAAGATCGTCATCATCTGCGCGGTGGTGGCGCCACGATCCCCGAGTTGCTGCACGATGTCCGACATAGGTCGAAGGTTGCCATGTGAATCGACCGCTGACATCCCAAGGTTCCGCATTTCTTTAGCGGCTTTTGATGTGGGGTTCAGGAGTTTGCTAATCGCTCCGCGCAGCGCTGTTCCGGCCATCGATCCCTGGATTCCGGCGTTGCCCAGCATGGTGATTGACGCACTGGCTTCCTCGAAACTTACACCAGCGCTCTTAGCAACAGGACCGACGTATTTAAACGCCTCCCCCAACTGTCTCAGATCGACGTTCCCGCTACTGAAACTTTTGACGAGGACATTATTGACATGACCAAGTTCCTCTGTAGTTTTTCCGTAGCCAGTCATAATGTTCGACGTGATATCCGCCGCCGACGCCAGATCGAGTTGAGCGCTGGCAGCGAGTTCCAAAACCCCAGGCATCGCTCCGATGATTTTATTCGTGTCAAACCCGGCCATCGCCAGGAAACCCATTGCGTCAGCTGCTTCTCCCGCTGAGAACTTTGTAGTTTTTCCGAGTTCTTTTGCCTGATCCGTCAACCTCTTGAACGACAACGGATCATCGCTGGTTCCCGTTAGCGCCTTCACGCGGTTCATCGAGGATTCAAAACTTCCGAACGCCACTCCAACCGCTGCACCAAACCCGATAATCGGAGCCGTCAAACCCATCGTCAACGACATTCCAGTGGCTTGCATCGACCCGCCGATAGCCTTCATTTTTGCTCCCGTCCTTTGGAGCGAGGCGGAAGCCTTCATCAGAGCCGGGGTGAGCCGATCTTCAAGTTTGAGTTGTGCGATTAGTGTTCCGACATTAATCACGATTTTTTCTCACTCGTATTGATCCCGAGTTGCTTGCCTGCAAGCTCCATCTGGAATTTGAGATATCGCATCGCTGATGTATCAGTCGGCACGTTTTTCGCGTCTGCTTGATCGATCCTTGCCTTGGCGCTGGCCAAGGATCTGAAATCGAGAATCTGGAAAATTGATCCTGCTGTATCGAGATCCAAGGCTCGTCTGGCAGCGTCGGGAAGGCAATGAAACTCCTCGCACACACGGCTTATGACCCACGTATCGGGAGGCGGAATGTCCGATCCCTCTTGTTCTAAGTATTCGACAAACCGCCTTGCCCTTCCCCCGCTTCGTCTTTCGTTTCAGGACGAGAGTATTCGAAAATCGCCTGGGCCAGAAATGCTGCGGTTGGTTCATCAAGCTCGCCCAACACTTCCACCCGATTTGAATCTGTGATGGCGGGGTCCAAAGTCCAACTCACCACCCCTTTTTCAAGAAGCGTGTCTCTGTGGTAGTTCGACAAATTCGCCTCCTGCGCTCGCTGGATACGGTCGATCTTGTCGCTATCCGCATCGCGTAGAGCTTTCATCAACTCCCCACCTACCTCCCTCATAAAACCGATGCCCTCGCGCTGCTGCGCGGCAGCAGCGTCGGCCAATTTCCGATGAGAGAGTTTTCGAATGATCGCAGATTCCCCCGGATCACTTGGGAGTTTCACAGTTGTTGTTTGTCCGATTACAAGTCCCATCACTCATTCTCCTTTTCTTACGCCGACGCTACGACCACGTTCCGGTTCCGGTGGGAACCAGTTCCGCGACCATCGTCTGGATTGCACCGTTTGCAGCAACGACTTCGGAGGACATCAATCTTACGTCCACCGTATACGTTTTCGAATCTCCGAAAATAACTACGAGCTGCCTGCCATCGTCCTGTGGGCCATCATCAATTGTTCCGAGGATTGCATGCGTTCCCGTGGTTCCCGTTGTATCCCATATAACGGTCAAAGTAATATTTTCTGTTCTCTTTGTTCCTGTCGGCGTTTGCTCTTCGAAGCTATCCCCGAGGGCTGTCGTATCTTGCAGAATCGATGTCTGCTTAATCGAAATCCCTTCAAGAATGAAATTCGTCAAAGCCCTCGCCGTGCCTCCGGGAGAATCTTCTAGGGTGCAACTAACCGACGCCGGACCATACTTGCCTGCCATTTTTGTTCTCCTTTATGATCGAGAAAATCTAAGCACCACCGTCATTCTTTCACTCATTGTTATGAACGAGAGAAGCCGCAGAACACCGTGATGCTCCCGGTTCCAGTTATGATTCCGGTGAAAGAGAGGTAGCGGTTCACCGTCCCCGAGACAGTTACACGTTCCGCAAACGGGGCCGAGACATCATCGGTGAACGATACGAGGTCAGAGTACGTGACATCATCCGCTGAGTGCCTGACCTTTCCGACAAAGCCACTAAACCCCGACGCTGCGGTGCATTGGATATACCCCACGCCTCCGTCTGAGGTTGATGCCGAGTTATCCACAGGTGTCGAAGTCGTGTCCCAGCTATCCGTTTGAGCCGCGAGCGGCTGGAGAATCACCCCCGCATCCCTTTGACCACTCATCGCGTATGTGACGTTGGCCCGCTGAAGGTCACCAAGCGTAGCGACGACTTCGTAGTCTTGCGTGTAGTTCCCTTGGTAGCCGACCATCGGATAACCAGTTGTCTGTCCTGCAAACCCTGAACACATGATTCTGGTGGTGGCTTGCGGTGAGGTCGGAACCGACCCGGAAAACGCTGCGTGAGAATAATTCGCAGTTGTATCGAAGAAGGCTCCCTCCTGAACCACTTCAACCGTGGTCAAACCAGTTGGTGCCTGTTCTTCAAATGTATCTCCGATCCCTGTTGTCTCCACTAGCTGACTGCTGGCTTTCTCTCGGAGCCCGGTAATCTTATTCGAGAGCATATTGTATCCATCGACCATCAACAGCCCCGACGCTGGTCCGAATTTTCCCGCTGCCATTATTTCTTCCTCCCGCCAGTCTTAACAACGACTGTCTTTTTGGCTGTTACCTTTCGGGGAGATGGCTTTCCTGCTTCCGTGACGCAACCATTCGCAAGCAACCTGGCTTTAGAAACGGCTGGCAAGTCATCACAATAGCTCCCCGCCTTGACGTGTTTGAACTTCACGCGCTCCCGTTGCGCAGTCGTCAGTTTCGACATCCCACCCGCCGCTAGCACGGTTTTCAAACTCGCTCCCGTGGGATACATCAAATCAACGGTTGCGCGTAATCTTCCCATCACTTAGCCTCCCGTTCATACCCGCATGACATGCAGACCTCTTTCCCACCGAGAACCGGCTGAAACCGCTCATTCCCGCAGGAGCATTTCCTTTTCGGGAGAGAAGGAACCGTTGGTGGCGTCGGTAATGTCATGCATTCACATCCTTCGTGAAAACCATATTGAAAGCAATCGTCTGTCGTTCTTGTTCGTCAACGTCTAGCGGAAATGGCTCTTGAAGATTTTCACTTAGGTAATACCTTGTTCCGCTTAAATCTTCTGTTTCAATCGTCGCCAGATTCTCGAACATCGTTTGTGCCGTTGTTCGGGGAGTCTCGTAGTCATTCGGAGCCCCTCGAATAAGAAACTGAATGCCTGGTCGTTCGTATTGAATCCCTGCGGTTCCAAATGCTCGTGTCGGAGCTAAACCACCCGTTTCAATAATCGAAACACATGCATCGGGAGTCGGAGGCATCGTTGACTTAAAAATATCCGTTCCTACAGTTCCGCTGATTGTTGTCGCTACTCGAGTTGCAAGATCATCTAAAACATTTGCCACGTTACGCCAACCTGTTTAACCGAATTCGCTTTGCAACCCGTGCTCTCAATCCAGGGATGCCATCAAAAAGAGCAGACTCTAAAAACTTTGCTCTCCCCGTTTTATGCTTTACAAGATTTCCGCTAGGGGCAAAGACGCGCTCATGAACGATCTTGGCGTAAGGGGCTGCTGGTCCTCCCACCTGGATATCTACTTGCACCGTATCTCCCTTCCACCGGGGTTCGCTCGTTTCGTGACTATCTCGGAGCGTACCGATCTCGACCGGCGTTCGCCGCATCGATTCTGCCATGATCAATAAAGCTTCCTGATAAAGAGCAGCGCCCATTTCAGCAGGGATTACTTTCGCGGCTTTCTTTAATTTTTTCTGAACAGCTTTTTCACCCTTCAGATTCTCAGCCAAGTTCCACCTCGACGACAAACTCTTGGTTAGTTGTCGGATCGATTGGACCGCCAATTCTTAATATGGGCATCTCTGTCGAATCCGGTAATGTGAAACGATCCCGTTCATCCACCGACACAGGCGTAAGGAATAAGATCCTTGCCAGAGACAATTTTTCTTCCCCGGTCGCCGTTCGCACATACTTTTGGCGACGTTCGACAATCGCAGTGCGAGCCACGCCCGTGGCATACGTGATTTTTCCGTAGCCGTCCACCGCCGAAAACGCCTTGTGCGTCACGGTGGCTTGAAGAGAATTCGTCACATCGTTCGCAATCGAGATGCCGCCTTGAAGAATCGTGGCGAGACTCATGAAGCCCTCTCAACGATACGAGTTGGTGTAATGCGGCCCCTCACAGAACTAAACCAGTCCGATGGAATCATCAGATAGACAACATCTGGAATAACTTTATTATATTGATTCGCGGTGAATTGCAGGAACACCGACCCCGCTTTAATGCTTGAGATCCCCTGCGATTCAATTTCGTTGTCCTGCCCACGATTTGCGACCAAGAGTTGCCGAGCAAATTCTGCCTCTGCATTTTTCACTTCTTCCGGCACAGTGTCGGAATCCAAACTCGCGTCAATACGATCCAGCAATCCGGTTCGCGGCCACCCGAGGGCTTGCGTTGTCGTTGTCGCGTAACCCGTCCAGGTAAACAGCGACTCCATCAATTGAGTAGCCCAGAGAAGCGCTCGTATCTTATTATTTTCGGATGCATCCGCCCACGTCGTCGAAACGGCTGGCCGATTGTCTTGATATTGATCCGCCTCGGCCAGCGTGCAAAACGAGTTCGCCGTGGTGCTCTTCGCTGTTGCGACGAGAGTTGAAGTTCCCATGGCTAATTAATACAGATGTTTACATTGAGCGTAGACGTGCCGCTATACGTGCCGACGACCACGGTCTTCACCCGCAGCCGGTCGCCAATCAATCCGTCGAGAATCGTATTGTCGGACAACGCGCCATCGGTCGGTGTGACGTTCGCGGCCAGCGCGATATACGGCCTCACCGCTGATACTTTCGTGACGGTTGTTGTGGCGAGAGCAAATTGTGCGATATCGATCCAGGTCGATCCGTTATCGAGGCTTGTCTGAAGGAAAACATCTGTCGTCGTGCCGCCTCCCCCCCGCACAAAAACGGCTTGGCACGCGATTACACTCGCCCCCATCAAAATGGATACCTCTGCGCTGATATATGTTCCCGCGTTGGTGTTGGTGAGATTGAGCGTCTGGATCGCCGTTGAACGTTTGGGAAAGACGGCCATTACCGAGTCCTCCCCGTCTTCGCTGCTGCCTTTTTCTTAGGTTTAGATGTCGCCGCACCCAACCGATGAACAGCAGGATCAAAATCTGAAGCGTTGATGACTGCTTGGGCTCCGCTTTTGAGCAGAGTTACGAGCAGCGTTTTAACTATCCCCATTCGTCACCTCCGCGAACAGGGTGCGCCCCCGGAGGAGCGCACCCTGAGCGAGTTACCTACTATCCAGCGATGATCACGCCAAGCTCCGGCCTGATAATTGCCCCACCGTATAATGCGTCGAGGGCCCATTGCGTTTGTTTATACTGTCTGGTCACCTCAAGGCGTAAAGAAAGACCGCTGTCTTCATCGATTGCCGTTGCTTGCATGTCCCCAGGAACTTGTTGCGTCTGTACCAGAGGAGCCATTGCAAATGCTGCAACGTCTCTATGTAGGAGAGCGTTCAAAACATACGATCCTTTAAAAGTGAGGGCTGCGTTATCGGCGTACGCGTAAGTAATATTTGGCCTCATCGTGATCACGGTTGAGGTTGCGCTTTCAACGCTGTAGGTTTGCGTCGATCCTGCAATCACGAACACGTCCCCGGCAACCGGGGCACCCGATCCGCCATCGACGGTCAGAGTGGTATCTCCGACCGCGACCGATGCGTCATTAACAAGCCAAGAGCTTGGAGAATTTGTCTCGGTGTGCGTGGGCACGTTCTGGCTCATTAGCCACTGGGCACCCATCTTATAACCGATATCTCCTGCTACGATCACGCCCTTGCCACCACCGTAACCAGCATCTTGAAACGGTCTGAGCGCAAGAGCATTCGCTTCTGCGTCAGCGTCAAGAATCACATACCGATCATCCATCGGCATGAGTTGATTATTCGCAATCGCCCGTGCATCGAGGTAGTTAGTTACTGCGGAAGCAAACGGAGTCGTTCCCGCCGTCCCCGTGTAGCCGTAAATCCCTGCACTCGAATCAAAAAGCGACCACAGGTAATCATCGATATTATTGGCTAATGCTTTGATGGCTTCACTCAGCTGCATCGGAATAATTCCTCGAAGCGTCTGGGCGATTGCTTTATCGTCCATTGCGAATGGAGCCTCATACCATTGATCCAATGTTACGCTGACGCTTGTTGGAGTAATTGCTGTGACGGCTGGC